TCAAACAATACTGTTTCTGCTTTTTCTGCATTGATACGACTTTGTATCTTAGATATATTATCTAGTCCATCCATGTTCTCTTGTAGTGTCTGTGTATCAATAATACCTTGCTGTTTTAATTGCAGTCCTGTAATTATTTTTTGTGGCTCATCAAATCCTGCCATTACTCCATACACTCTTCGTGTATCATACATTTCAGAAATATCAGAAGATGGTGTATAAGTTTCTTTAAATGCTGTTCCATTGTGCATACCTGCAATAGGTTTACGAACATCAGCAAACAATGACTCATCATATTCTAATCTTTTAGCATCTAGTTCTTCAAGAGCTTCTTTTAGTACGCTTTGATACTCTCTTACATGTAACGAAGCTGATTGACCTAGTTCTTCTAATCCTCTACCTGTAACGAATGAGTTAGGTGATTGTCCATCATCAGATACTGGATAAGCTGCACCAAGTCTAAGGTGTCTTTCTAATCTATCTACTTGTTGAAATAATTGGTATGGTAAATTGTTAACAGGTTTTGATACAGAAGAACCTGGAGCAAAATAGTTTACAGCTCCTCTACCTTTTCTATACTTACCTGATTCTATTTCTCCAACAATGTTTGTTTCTGTAAACACTGCATCTTCCATAGCAATAGTTCCAAGTATATTAATCTTTGCCATGTTCGCCATAAGTCCTGTAATGTGTTGAAACTGACTTTGCATTTGGTCAAATGAATATCTTTTTGCTACAACGAAACAAGGACCTGATTTTAATATGTTTGGCATAAAGTCTATTATTTTATTGTTCTCAGGTAAAAATACATAAGTACCTTCTTTATCTCTAAACTCTACAACTACTTTTCCTTGACCAGTTGAGTTAGCCCAACTGCCTTGTCGTTCAGTTGTTTCTATAAGAACTGAGTATGCACTTTCTTGTGCTGTTTCGTTTTGTGCATAAATGTACTGTTTAGCTTCAGGATATTGTTCAGCAAGTATGCCATGAGGTACTCTACGAATAATTGCTAATTCGTTAGGTTCTTGGTCGTTGCCAAAGTTACCTGGATAACAATTGAAAGAATCTTGTAGTTCTGCATAAGGGTATGGATTATCATTTCTATCTCTTTTGTGGTTTATTGTCCATACAACAAAACCATAACCTGGCAACCATCTAGCTGCTTGTGGTAATTGTTTATGTAGTTTATTAAATTTATCGTATGAAGTAACAATTCGTTCTATTTTTTCTGATTTCTTTTTTGCTCTTTGTGAGTCATTGTCATTAGTTATATCTACTTTTAAATCTGGCGCTCTACCTAATTTCTGTGCAAATCTCTCTAGCGCTGTTAAAAATAAGTTAGGTGCAGGTAGTTGATTATATTCAACATTCATTTTGTCACCAAGTAGCGCTTTTACTGCTGCTTCACCACCATTCATAATGTCACGAATCCTAGACCTATCTAACATTCCCTCTTGATTTATAGCTCGTAAGTAATCTACTTTTTGTGCTAATTGTTCGCTATTTAAAGGCATTTATCTCCAATTATCTATATCTATACTACTAGGTTCATACCCAGAAAAGCTAGGATTATAATCATACCCTAACTCAGCAAATCGTTCTTTTTGCATACGCCTAATTGCTCTCATTGGAAACCAACTAGCCATAACAATGTCAGTTTTAGTACCCACGCTTTTACTCTTGTTCTTTGCAGAACTAAAATAAACTAACTGACTTGTATATAAGTTTACCTTTTCTTGTGCTTCAAAGCTAAGATATGGCAAAGAAATTTTTTGTTCTTGAAACATTGGTCGCATAGCTGTAACACCATACATAGGGTCAAATTTGTTCTTATAAGTTTCGTGACCCTCTAAAAATATTGCATGACCTGATGCAAACTCTCTAATAGATTTGTCCTGTCTAATAGCTTTTTGAAAACCATTTTCTTCTATTACCCAATGAGATACATTGTACTTCATCCACCATTCTTTTATAATGTCTAATGCTTGTGGTATACCTCCACCTAAACTATTGTTCATATCTACCATGTGTAATTTATTTTCTGCAGCATCATAAGCCCACAAAAACGCAGCTTGATAACCTGTAGACGCAGGGTCTAGTCCTGCTATAAGTCTTGTACCTGGTGGTATGTGTCCTATATCTCTTTTTTGGTCACGACATTCCTCTATCTCTACTCTGTCAAACAAAGCAAGTCCATCAGGCATAGCTACATTCAAATACACCATTTCGTATATTGCTCTACCACCTGTAGTTTCTGCTCCTCGTTTTCTATCCATTAACCATTTGTAAGTTCTTTTACCTTGCCACAACATACAGTCCTGGTGTTTGTCCTCTTCCCAGTCAGGTAAATTACATCCTGTATCATGTGCTTCTTCTACAATAGTTTTCCAAGATTCGTTTTCTAAAAGATGTGAATATAAATCGTCATAGTGTTGTCTTGAACCGATAACAACCATAGCGGTGTGTTCCTCTTTACGACTAGAAAGAGTTGTTGTCCACCAACTTCTTGTATTTTCTCTTGATGCAGGTTGCATTGTAGATGTGTGGTCCTCAATGTCATCAGCAATAATTATGTCACAGTCACGAGATAAAATTTTACCACCACGACCAAGACCAACCATTGTCGGACTTTTAATACCTGTAACTGTTCTCGTACCTACAGTAAATCCACTTTGTGACCAAGACTTACCTGTTCTACTACTTGGTTTAAATTTAGGTCCAGGTCCACATATTTCTTCTATTAATAATTCGTTACTTTCAAGTTGGTCAAGTACAGAACTTACTGCGTTCTTTGCAATCTCTTCGTTACCACCTACCCATAAAATACGAATGTTTGGTGTTGTACAAATTATCCATACAGCAAAATGTATAAGCAAATCAGTCTTACCATGTCGAGGCGGAGATAATATCATTTGTTGTTCACCATGTTTTATAGCTTCTAAAATAGAATTAATCCACTTAATGTGAAAATCTGGCGTTTCGTATGGTTCGCCTTTTTCTGTTTGAAAATATCTATCTCTAAATTTTCTAAAATCTTCTAGTGATTTCTCTGCTACTTGTGGAAGTTCCCAACCATCTTTAGCTTCATCATTTTCTAAATCTTCTATGTATGCGTTGTATGCCATAGAAACTGCAGCTACAGATGTTTTAAGTATCTTGGCTACATCAGACATAGTGTTTTTACCTTTTAGTATCTCTTCGCCTAAACCTGATTCGACAATATCTTTATAAACTTTGCCTCTTCGTTTTTGTACATTTTTTTTGCTAGGTATAACTAACTGGTCATCTTCCTGTGTCCACTCTATACCTTTAGCTTTAGCTCTTTTCTTTTGTTGTGAAATTCTGTTGTAACAACGAGTAGAACAATACTTTCTCGCTTTAGGAGGTAATGGTCTGTGACAACCTGCAGCATAACAAAATTTATTATCTGCCATAATTATCACATTCTTTGTTCTTACACTTCATGTCGTCCTTTGGTAGCAACACCTCTCCACATCTTGGACAGGGGATTATAATACTCAATTATTTTTTCTTACTAGTTGTTTTCTTTTTTTTCTTAGGAAATCCTGCCTTCATATTAGCATACGCTTTAGGACTAATTGTAGAGTTCTTTTTAGACCTACTTGTCCCTGCTTTTTTCCTTTTATTTATATTGTGGTATAAACCTTTTTTAGCTGCCATTTACAACACCTTTCCATTTAGCGCACCATGCAAATGATTGCACTGTTGCTTTCCATAGTGTACAGTATCCTGAAGGTTCATAGAAACTACAGTTACTACATTTCTGATTAGCTTTAGGTGCTAGTTGATACTTCTTAGGTAAATTACTAGATAACTGTTCTTGGTTGTTTATAGCCATAGCTCACCAAGCTCTGCAAGACCAATACCTTGCTGTGGTTTTGTCAGTCGCGGTATCGCATTTATGTCTTGCACGAAAGCTCTTACGAGCTTCAGGATTATCTTTTCGTATTTCCATGTTAGGGTCACCAAACATTACCTTAATAACTTTGTCACCCTTTTTAACATAGACCTTAGATTTTTTACGACCATACCCAGGTTCGCCCTTACCTATTCTGGAAGGTGAATTTAATTTAACTGACTTGCCTTGGTATGTAGCCATTATCTACCTGCTATTAATTTTCTAGACATTCCGATTCTTTTGCGAAATGCATCTAGTTGTTCTTTTTCTTTTTTAGAATATTTATAAAAAGTTGTTATATTACCAAATGTAATTTTTTTAATTTTTTTACCATCTTGTACATAAACTTTGTATGTTTTTGCTCCATACTCTGATTCATTTTTAGCAATTCTAGTAACTTTATTTAAATCAACT